ATTTTTTATCCTTATAATTTTTATAGTAATAACTATATTTTTTTTCCTTATATTCTTTAAGGGCTTTATTAACAAGTTGAATGGCATATTTACTATGACCACCGACATTCCATTCTTTAATATCTTGAACTTCTAAACCTTCTTCTTCACCACAATATCTCTTACCATTTTTCCAATTGTAAACAGTGGCAATTTGAACTTCGTCAAAATGTATAGTTGGATCGTAAAAGGTTAATTCCCACTCAACTTCTATTTTAGTTTCCATACCACCTTCAATGGTAGGCTTTCCAAAAGTATTAACTAAATCATCATAAGAACATTGAACATATCCTTGAAGATGAGTCCCATTAGTACCATTTGTTTCAGCGTTTTTAATAATCATTTCTTTTTTCTCCATAATTAATAATTAAATCTATCACAATTTATGGGATAAATAATCAAAAAAAATGCATTATTTTAGTTTAACAATCTATAACGCTTCATGCTCCGATGTATCTGTATGGGCTTTATAATGGGTTTTTATGGGATAATATATTATAGATAGAAATCCTAGAAATCTGGACACCTACTGCATCTTGTGTTGCAAAAATGCAACACCTACTGGATATAGTGGCTTGAGCCCTACGGGCCCACCCACCCCCACCACCGCCCTCTGCTTCTCGCCCCGCTGGGGCGAGATCGGATAGAGGTACCAAACCATGTTTCAAACTACATTTGTTTATTGGCACCCCCATCCCCCCTTTTGTATATGTAGGGATCCTAATGTACTTGTATATAGTCGATTTTAGAGATAACATCACCTAAAATACTTATTGAAAAAATTTTTTAAATTTTTTTTTCGTTTTTAAATGTTAAAAGATATAGATCTAAGAAAGCTACCTATTGATGCTAAGAAAGACTTCATGAAGTATGCAATAAGATTGGAAGAGAAGAAAAAAGAAAAAGCTGTCTCTACTGATTTTATGTCTTTCGTAAAATATGTTTGGCCTGATTTCATAGAGGGGTCCCACCACAAAATCATGGCTGATAAGTTTAATCAAGTGGCCGAGGGCAAGATTAAAAGATTGATTATCAATATGGCACCTCGACATACAAAATCAGAATTTGCATCGTTCCTGCTCCCCGCTTGGATGATCGGTAGGGACCCTAAGTTAAAAATTATTCAAGCAACTTTTAATTCAGAACTCGCTGTTCGCTTTGGTCGTAAAGCAAAACATTTAATTGATACAGACGAGTATAGAAAAATTTTTCCTACAAAATTACAAGAAGATTCTAAAGCTGCAGGTCGTTGGGAAACTAATCAAGGTGGTGAGTATTTTGCAACAGGTGTGGGTGGTGCTGTGACAGGTCGTGGTGCGGATCTATTTATTATTGATGACCCCCACTCGGAGCAAGATGCGATGAACATGAATTCCTTTGAGAGAACTTGGGAGTGGTATACCTCCGGTCCTCGTCAGCGTTTACAACCTGGTGGTAGAATTATTTTGGTGATGACGAGATGGAACACAAAAGATTTAACAGGAATGCTGCTCAAAGCTCAAAGTGATCCTAAAGCAGATCAATGGGAGATTATAGAATTTCCAGCAATCTTACCAAGCAATAAACCTGTATGGCCAGAATATTGGAAGTTGGACGAATTACAAACGGTCAAAGCTTCGCTGTCCGTGAGCAAATGGAATGCTCAGTACCAACAAAACCCCACGGCGGAAGAGGGGTCTATCATTAAACGAGAATGGTGGAGGGTGTATGAAAGCGAAGAACTTCCTGCTCTACATCATGTGATACAAAGTTATGATACAGCTTTTATGAAAAAACAAACAGCAGACTACTCGGCTATTACTACGTGGGGAGTCTTTTATCCGACCGAGGACAGCGGACCGAACTTGTTGTTATTAGATTGTGTGAAAGATAGATTTGAGTTCCCGGAACTAAGAAGAGTAGCTAAAGATCAATATGATTATTGGAAACCTGAAACGGTGATCGTGGAAGCAAAAGCATCAGGACTACCTTTGACATATGAATTACGCAAAATGGGAATACCGGTTTTAAACTTTACACCTAGTAAAGGAAATGATAAACATACAAGGGTGAATTCTGTAGCTCCTATCTTTGAAGCAGGACAAGTGTGGGCACCAGATAAAAAATTTGCAGAGGAAGTTATAGAGGAATGTGCTTCGTTTCCATATGGCGACCATGACGATTTAGTAGATAGCACAACACAAGCTGTCATGAGATTTAGACAGGGAGGATTTATTGAACACCCAGACGACCAAGAAGATGAACCCTTACCTCACCAACAAAGGACGTATTATTAATGGCTGAAATAGATAAAGCATTACCAAATGAAAATTTAAACCTTGAGGAAGAAGAACAAGAAGTTTTTGTAGAAGAAACAAAAAAAGATACAGGCCCTGTTGACATCACAGAAATGGAAGATGGTGGAGCAGAAATTAATTTTAATCCTAATGCTATGGAGCCAATGGATCCTAAAGAACATTTTTCTAATTTAGCAGAGCTATTACCTGATACAATTTTAGATCCGATTGGATCGGATCTTTCTTCTAAGTTTGAAGATTACAAGTCATCAAGGTCAGAGTGGGAGAAAGCTTATACCGATGGTTTAGAATTATTAGGATTTAAATACGAAGACAAGAGTGAACCGTTTCGAGGTGCAAGTGGTGCGACTCATCCTGTTTTATCAGAAGCCGTGACACAATTTCAATCACTTGCTTATAAAGAATTATTACCAGCAGGAGGACCTGTAAGAACACAAGTTGTCGGTAAAGATGACATGGCAAGAAAAGATCAAGCCAATCGTGTAAAAGAATTTATGAACTATCAAATCATGCATGTCATGAAAGAGTATGAAGCAGACTTTGATCAAATGTTATTTTACTTACCTCTTGCAGGATCTACTTTTAAAAAAGTTTACTATGATCAACTATTAAACAGAGCTGTATCAAAATTTATTCCTGCAGATGATTTAGTCGTACCTTACTCAGCAACAAGTTTAGATGAAGCGGATACAGTTATTCATGTTGTAAAGATCTCTGAAAATGATTTACGCAAGCAGCAAGTTAATGGCTTTTACAGAGATATAGAATTATCTACAAGTTATGATTCAAGTGATACTGATGTAAAAAGTAAAGAGAGAGAACTTGAAGGAGTTAAGTCAAGTGGTCAAGATGAAGACATGTATACTCTTTTAGAGTGTCATGTAAATTTAGATCTAGAGGGTTTTGAAGATATGAATCCTCAAAGCAATGAACCTACGGGAATTAAGTTACCTTACATCGTCACAATCGAAGAGGGTACAAATGAAGTTTTATCTATTAGAAGAAATTTTGCACAAGGTGATCCTTTAAAAAAGAAAGTTGATTACTTTGTACATTTTAAATTTTTACCGGGTCTAGGTTTTTATGGCTTTGGTTTGATTCACATGATCGGTGGATTATCTAGAACTGCTACAGCAGCACTCAGACAATTACTAGACGCTGGAACTTTATCGAACTTACCTGCAGGATTTAAGATGCGTGGTATTCGAGTGAGAGATGATGCACAGCCTCTACAACCAGGTGAGTTTAGAGACGTTGATGCACCCGGAGGAAACCTAAGAGATTCTTTTATGCCGTTACCATTCAAAGAACCTTCACAAACTTTGCTTGCTTTAATGAGTACAGTTGTCTCTGCAGGTCAGCGTTTCGCTAGTATTGCAGACATGCAAGTAGGTGACGGTAATCAAGGTGCTGCTGTAGGTACTACAGTTGCATTATTAGAGCGTGGATCTCGTGTGATGTCAGCTATTCACAAGAGACTTTATGCAAGTTTAAAACAAGAATTCAGTTTATTATCTAAAGTCTTTAGTTTGTACCTTCCTCCTGAGTACCCTTACGATGTTGTCGGTGGACAACGCAGCATTAAACAAACTGACTTTGATGATAGAGTAGACATCTTGCCAATTGCGGATCCGAATATTTTCTCCCAAACGCAGCGTATATCTATAGCTCAAACGGAACTGCAAATGGCAATGTCTAATCCTAAATTACACAATTTATATAACGCTTATTACAACATGTATTCCGCATTGGGTGTTAAAGATATAAATTCTATTCTACCACCACCTGCAAAACCTACACCAATGGATCCAAGTATGGAACACATACAAGCAATGAGTCAAAAAAGTTTTCAAGCATTTCCAAAACAAGACCATAGATCTCATATTGACGCTCATTTAAACTTTATGGCAACAAATATGGTTAAAAATAATCCGTTAATTTCTTCTTTGGTGTTTAAAAATGTACTTGAACACATAAGTTTGATGGCGCAAGAGCAGATTCAGATAGAATTCGCAGAAGATTTAATGAAATTACAACAAATGCAGATGCAAATGCAACAAAATCCACAAATGGCACAACAAATAGCACAAAATCCTGAATTACAACGTATGCAAGTGACTATTGAAGCTAGAAAAGCAGTATTAATTGCAGATATGACTAAAGATTTTATGCAAGAAGAAAAGAAAATTGCAGATGACATGAACAAAGACCCTCTTATCAAACTAAAAGCTAGAGAAGTAGATTTAAAAGCAAAAGAAGAAGCTAGAAAAGAAAGAGAAGGAGAAGAAAAATCTGAATTAGATAGATTAAGATTAATTTCCAATAGACAACTTGCTGAAGATAAGTTAGAACAGAGTGATGAACATCAAAAACTTCGAGCAGGTGTTAGTTTGGCAAAATCAGGTATTCAAAAAATGACAATGGTAGATTTAGATGGGCAGTAAAACAAAAAAAACATCTCCAAGTGGAGGCGGTTCAGGTAGAAATAAATTTCTTGAAGAAGCAAGAGACCCTGTTTTTCCTATGGAGGAATTACAAAAATATTCTCTTAATAGATTTCCTGTAAAAAGCACTTCAGAACCTTTAAATGTTACTCTACAAGTAAGACCTCCTCAAAACGTAGGTGGTTTTAACATGCCTAATCTTAATAGAATGGCTAATCAACCGATGGGCCCCGGTCAATCAATGGCTATGGCAGGTAATACAGGTTTAGCTACAGTTTCTGAAAATCAAGCAAACACAATTGCACAAGGTCTTCAAAATCTTGGAAGAGATTCTTCCTTTCAATCAATTGGTCAAAACATTGGAGAGGTAGGATCTAAGTATCGTAGACCTGCTGACATTGGGGCTTATGCAAGTAAGATGGATACAATCAATAAAGCTTTTGATGCAGGAGCTAAAACTTTTACAGGACCAGATGGTATTGATAGAATTAATTT